TGTCCAGCGTGTCTATTCTATTGTCCTGTATCAAGATGCCCTTTGCTGGCACTTCTACGGTTTCAATCTCCGGCTCTGCTGCTGAATCGGCGGCACTCTGCCCTGTAATAAATAACCCCATATCCAACGAATTTATGCCGTTATAGGTAAAGCTATTTGCACTTTCAAAATATTCACTAAGCATATGCCGCCTCTTCCCTTTCTTTTATTTGGTCTGCAATTTCCAATATTTCCTCTGTAAGTTCTCTTATGTCCTGTTCCCTGTTGTTGTAAAAATTCTCAATTTTCAATTGAATTTCATTTGTTGTACTGCCGCCCTGTTTACCGTTTACGGTATCCATTGCGGTATTTCTCGCCGTTGGTGTCAATGGTGTTACAATCGTCTGACCGTTTACCATTTGTATTAACTCTGGTCCCGCCTCTGCAACCATTGCCGCACCATTCTGTAATACACCACCATGTGCCAGCCTTGGCAGGCTTAAATATCCCAGCCCGCCTATGTTTACGCCCGGTATCTTATTGATTAAACCGATTGCCCCGTTAATCAGCCCTATTGCACTGTTAATAGTTCTTTCAATCGTGCTTATTACTCCGTTGATTCCGGCACGTACTGCCCCGCTGATTGCATTTGATATTGCAGTGCCCAAATTAGAAAACGTGCCTTTGATTCTGTCCCATAAGCCGCTGAAAAAGCTGCCCCAGTTTGCAAATACCTGTTTTACAGCCTCCCACGCTGCACTAAATGTTGTCCTAAAGAAATTTCCTACTGCACTGAATATTGTTTTTACACTGTTCCATGCTGTGCTGAAGAAATTAGCAAAACCAGCCCAAATGCTTTTAATTCCGTTCCATGCGTCACTGAAATTCCCCGTTAATACATCTTTTACTACTGAAAAGATTGTTTTAATGCCGTTCCATACCGCTTGGAAATACGCTACTACAACGTCCCATACTGCCTTTATGACTTCCCACGCCGTACTAAAGAACGCCCCTAGCACTTCCGCTACTACAGAAAATACAATTTTGATATTTTCCCAAATTGTAGTAAAGTACATTACCGCAACGTCCCAAACGGTTTTAATCAGCTCCCACGCAACCGAAAAGAAGCCACTTAGCACTTCGCCAACTACAGAAAATACAGTTTTTATTGCTTCCCACAAAATCATAAAATACGGTGCTACCAAATCCCACACTGCTTTTATGATCTCCCATGTGTTGCTAAAAATCTGTGCAATATCTGCCATGATCTGCTGAATTACGCCCCATATCATTTCTATGTACGGCTGTATAAATCCCCATATCTCCTGTATTTTGTCCCATACTGCGCTTATAAATTCTTTGATTGCATCAATGGCATTTCCCACAAAATCTTTGATTGCAGAAAAAATACCGTCAACTATCTCTCTGAACCATTCACACTTGTTATATAAGACAACCAACGCCGCCACCAATGCGGCTATTGCTATCACTACTATCATTACGGGATTCGCTGCCATTACTGCATTTACTGCTGCAATCGCAGGCTTTAACATCTTGCATACGTTTATTATGCTCGATATCGCTCCCGCCACCTTGCTTATAATCAATAGTGCCGGGGCTAAAGCTGCCACAACTGCCAGAATAATAGCAATCGTCTCTTTCTGCCCATCTGACAAGTTTCTAAACCAGTCCGTAAAGTTCTTTACTGCACTTGTTACTTTTTCAATGGCAGGCTTCAATGCTGATAACGCTGTGCCTGCCAAATCACTGCCCGCAAGTTTCAGATTATTCAGCGTTGTTTTCGCTTCGTCCCATGGGTCTAATGTTGCCTCATAGGTATCCTGTACTACGTTCCCGTAATCGTCCAACGATGCACCCAAATCGTCTAAGCTCAACTTACCCTCTCGGATAGCCTGCGCCATTTCCGCAAAACCTTTAGAGCCAAACGTTTCCTGCGCTATAGATAACGCCTCTGTTTCTGTGCTGGCGTTTTTGATTCTGTCAATCGTCTTTTGCAGTGCTTCATTTGTGCTTAATCCCTCTGCGGTATAATTCTTAACGGACTTTTTCAGTCCTGCCATTGCTGTTGTTGCATCAACACCGTTGTTCTCAAATGCAGCCAGTAAATTTACACTTTCTGTAATCCCCAGCCCCATTTCTTTTAATGTGCTGCCGTTCTGCATCAATGAATTTTCCAACGTATCCATTGATAACCCGGTATCCTGCCCTGTCTTTGTCAGAAGTCCCAGCACATTGCCCGCCTGCGATGCGTCAACATTGAATTTATTTAAAATCGTGTCCACATTATCAATGGACGTATTGAGGTCTGTATCATTGATTTCAGAGAACTCTATAAACTGCTGTGACAGTTTTTCAAGTTCTTCCCCCGTGAGCTGGAAACGTGTATTTACTTCTCCGATTGCCGTACCTGCTGTTTCTGCATCAATCGGCAAACTTGTAAATATGTTTTCCATGCTGCCTTGCAGGTTTTCCAGTGCTTCGCCTGTTGCGCCTGTTTTGGTTATTACAATGTCATAGCCGTTATCTATGTCCATTGCTGCCGCATACGATGCAGCCCCCACTGCTGCCGCTCCTGCGGATACTGGGGCTAATGCTTTTGCTGCTGCTCCTGCTTTATTGCTCACAGTATCCAGTGCATTTGCTGCTGCATCAATCTTGCTTACTTTTTCTGCTGTATCGTCCGCAGCATCTGCCACGCCCTCAAGT